CCATTCCTATTGCTACCTACCATTATGATAAGAATCATTTTGGTGACCAAACCCATATATTTGGGCTAATTGTCATTGGACATTATAATAAAACACAAAATGACCTCCCAGACAATAATGAGTGGGAGCTATATTCCAAGGATGACATATTAAAATTAGCAAAAGATAGAAAGAAAGTAGACCGATTTGAACAAAATTTACTTCGTGCCTATGCTATGAATAAATATATTCGGAATGAGGAGTGTGCCATAAATGATACCTAGCCAAAAGGACCCGTTAGATGAGATTAAAGATATATATCAAAATATTAGTGAATGGTTAAAATTTGCAGAAGCAAAACATGCCGGCCTAATTGCAGTATGGATTGCCCTTTTCGTTGCAATATTTTCAGAAAGAGATATGTTTATAAATTATACCTGTCTGTATACCTTGATTTTACTTTTATTACTATTTGGTTTCCTTATTAACCTTATTTCTTTTATGCCTTTTCTTAATAGAAGTACTATTATAAAACATTTATGCTATCACTCTTGCAAGGCTTATTCAGGAAACCGCATTTTTTACCAGTCGATTTTTGTTGATACTTATATATCAAATGTGAATAGTGGGACAGCTAGTCTTAATATTTACAAACAAAATTTCTTGCCAGAATTTTCTGCACAATATGAAAGCGATTTACTTAACGATTATATTCGACAAATAATCGATGTATCTACTGTCGGGACCATCAAAACATACTTATTTGGTCTTAGCATAAAATATACTATAGTTGTAATCATTATTATTACTGCCGGACTTATTATTGCATAAATCATAGCGAGTCACAGATTCATAGTGAGCTCGCTATAGTTATATTTGTCCATGGTTCATAAATACCAATATATTCTAATCTACCACGCAAATACATATCGCCGTTTAATCATATCATACTCCTCCGCAATCCGGAGTGCTCCCCTGGCATCTGTAATCATGCACTTGCCCTCGTCGCTGCCCTTGACTGGGCAAAGTAAAAATGCCTCCCCGGAAGGGTCCACCTGGTAGCCGGTAAGCATGTAACCTTCGCTGTCAAATAGGTACCAACCGCAGGTACCGTCCGTGGCCTCCCGGAGCCAGTACCAACCATTGGCCGCATAGCTGCCGTCTGTAAACTGATACCACCAACGCTGGCCGTCTGCGGCTGGCTGGAAGCCCTGGGTGTATGTCACTGGTACCGGGGTATAGTCGATGTCGCAGAGCTTGAGGACCTTCTGCCAGGGTGTGGCGGTCACTTTGCTCTCTTTTGTGCCATAATCAATGCCCTTGGCCTCTATGCACCAGCCATCCCCGATATACACCCCGATGTGTCCCGGCTTCCACAGTGCCCAACCGACCATGGTCTCGTTCAGATGGTCGATACCCACGCGCTCCACGGCTGTGTCATGGTAGTTGTAACTACCACGGATGCGCCCGGTGTACCAGCTGATGAGGCCGCTGCAGTCCGTGCAGCGCTGGCCTATGTACCTGGCTGCCTTGGACTTATAGGTGGATGTGTATGTGCCTGGGTTTTCGCGGGCAAGCCTGTCAAGAATGCCCTGGGTCAGCACCTCGCCCTTGGCACCGTAGACGTAGGGTGTGCCCAGCTTGTCCTGGCAATGCTGAATTAATCCTGCTGATGTTTTACTCATAATTACCTCCAATCAAAAAAGGCCCAGGGGCATATCCCTGAGCCATGAAAAGTTGTGACGTCACAAGTTGCGATATCGCAACTAATTATGTATCTCTGGCAAGCCAGCCAGGGAGGTCAAAACAGATGCCACTCCGGCCAGAGCAGCCGTACCAATCACTGTATGCCAGTCTACCGCTGCAATTGTGGCTGCCGCCGGAAGCATGGCCACAGCTGTCTGAGCCATCGTTTTGGCTGCACGGATCCCCGCAGCCTTTAACCATTTCTTAGTTTTCTCACTCATATACATATCTCCTCTCATTTGATATACTGAGCCATCATCGCAATAAGACCGATTGCCAAGGCTGCAGCACCAGCGCCAATCATTTGGTTGAATACAGTCCGCTTCATACTACTCCACCGTTCTCCTGGCTCCGCCTTCAGCTTTTCGATATCCTCTCCTTGTTTCTTCTGTTCATGGAGCATATTCCCCATGTTGATAGTCAGTTCTTTTACCGACAAAGCAAGGTCTTGGATAGCCTGATTCTGTATTTCCAGGTCATCAATCCGGTGTTTTGCTGATTTCGTTTCATGTTCCAACGCAGTAAGTTTTACAGCAATTTCTTCATCATTCACATATAGCACCATCCCTTCTATATCAGTTTGTATCGCGGCCTCTCCTCGGCCCACCACCAATATCGCAACCAGTCATCCAGCATGATCCCGACCAGACTCACCGGCATCCACAGCAGGATGTACTGTGGACATATCTGACCCAGGACGTTGCCCAACATGTTGCTATAATCCCATATGCCCCAGCCCAGCCACAAGTTGACAATGCAGCCGACCGTAAACTCCAGAGACGTCACCAGACAGACTCCAATAACCACCTGTTGCCACAGTGGCATGTCCCATGGCATCACCTCGTTGATCAGCCCCAGGCAGATAAAGCAAAGGCCGCCCAGTACAAACATGGTCCAGTGGCTATGCCCGCGCCAGGCCAGCTCCAGAGCTATGTACAACAGTCCTCCGGTGACCCACAGTGTAACGTACTTATCAACCCATCTGTGCTCCATCACCCACTCCAATCTCGACCGCTATCCGGGCAAGGTACGACTTGAGCACCTCGGACCGGTACTCAGACGGCACGTCGGCGCCGTAGAATATACTGGCCACCTCCGCCGTAGTCTGACAGCCGGCAATCCACATGTGCAGAGCATTGCAGTACGTGGTGTGATAGGACACATGCCACATGGCTGCATGGATGATGGCCTGCATGTCTACTGCCGTGTAATACCGGCAGGGCTGTCCGTCAGCGTGGTACTCAATCTGCGCTTGACCTGCAGTAACCTGAATCTGTTTGCCAAATAAATTCAGCTGGTCGTGCTCCGTCAGGCTGTAATGTTCTGTGGTCCCATCAGACAGTGTGACATTAATTCCGGCATAGATAATCTGCTCACAGGCCGCGGATACTTCGGCCTTCTTACCGGCGCGCACTTCTTCCAGCGTGGGAACGTAAGGTTCTGGTGGTTCCGCTGGCTCTGGAGGGGCCGGAGGTGTGTAAACACTGCCGTCATTGGACAGCTCCACCGTTTGTCCATCCTGCTTGTACACCGTCTCGTATCCAGTCAGGGTGGTTGCCTCCGTGCCATCCTCGGTGTAAATGGTGATATCCCCCCATATGGCCGGGATTGCGTCGGTAAAGACGATTTCCAGGACGTTGGCCGATTCTGGCCGGATACTGCTGATTTCATACCGTCGTTTTTCCTTTCCAATTCTAATTTTTTCCATGGATAATACCTTCTTTCTTTGATTTGTGTATTTTTATGTATATAAA